CAGCCTTCCCCTACCGTAGCTTCTGGTTCGCTTGAGGAATACCCCGAAGCACTGAGTTGGGTGAAGTGGGCTTATGAAACCCTAAAGCGTGGCGACAAACCTGAGGCACAGGAAATGCTTCGTAAAGGTTTGGGCTATATTAAAACAGGTGCGTCCTAATGGGACGCACTAAAGCACAGTTGCAAAGTGATGCAGAACACGCTTGGGGTATGTTTGAACAACTGCTACCAGAATGCACTACTTTAGCAGACGCACAGGAACAGGCGCATTGGTTAATCACAGACAATGGCTTGGACGGTTACATCAGCCGTAAGGAAATAGACGACACTGCGGCAGAACTGTATAATGAAAGGCTGAAAAAAATCTTGGGTGCTTCCAATGATTAATTATGTTGAGGCTTGGGAAGGTGGACTGATTTTTTACTCCGCAACAAAACACGCAAGTTGGCCTGCTTATGTAGTTGCTCAAGGTGTCGAAATACTTAATCGTGAAACTTACACCAGTCATATGTGCTGTCATGAAAACATTGCGGAAGATTCAAAAGAAGAAAAAATGCTATTTGAAATAATTCAGTTAGCAAAGTCAGAAGCGGAAATAGAATAGGAGGAATGATGGGGGAAGGTGTTTGGTCAGAAATGCTAAAGCGGCAAAAACAAGAAAGGGTCGCTTTAGTAAAAAGCTTTGCAGACGACGGTCACAGTAAATCTGAGGCAGCTACATTTTTAGGTATTACACGGCAGCAGCTTCAATTGTTTTGCAAGGTTAATAACATTGAGTTTGGTAAGGAAAAGAAGACATGAATGATTTAAAACCATTCCCTGCATTAAAGTATAAACATTATCAAGAAGTAAAAGAGCTTCTGCTTATGTATCAAAATAATACAGTAGGTGAAGCTGCAAAAAAACTTGGGCTTGACCCTAACAATCTTCGCACATTAGCTTTCCGCGTTGGGGTAAAGTTTTTAAGAGCAAATGGATCAGGCAAAACGACTGTCGACAAGAAAGCTAAAAAACCTCATGTCACTTTGGCTGTTGAGCCTTGGATGCTTGAGAGAGATCGTGGGGAAGTATAGGAGACCTTCCCCTTAAATTTAATTAAAGTAAACAGAGAGGAAACACAAATGTTTATTCAGAACCAAATTACTACTTATAGACTTACCCCTACAGATCGAACCGCTGTGCGAAAATTATGGGCTCAATGGGTTGATGTCGATGTCAACAACGACCACGACAATCCTGTTGTGAAAAATATTTACCATCCTGTTGTACGACAAGGTATATCTGAAGAAACAATTACAAATTTTGTAAGCTTCTTTGAGGAAGCAGTTAATAAAAAAATTGCATCCTTCGAATCAACTATTGCAGCATTGAAGAAAGAAAAACTTGTTGATCGTGCAGAACAGTTTATTGAAATGTTTAACAGCCGAATATTTGAGGCAGAAGATGCTAAAAGCGACATGAGTAATTTATTGGAAATACAAAAATGATAAAATACTGGACATTTATGATTTTAAGTTTTTATGTAGATGGAGAAAAATTAGAATACCCTCTAATGTTTCCAAGCTACGATAGCTGCTCACATAACAAAGCTAGAATAAGAGAAACTTTTGAGCCGTTTGTAACTCACAAGGATGTTCATGTTTACTGCAAAGGAACTGATGTTGCTTCTAATGAACTGGTGAAGCCACAGGTTCGACCTGATACGCTTTATCAGTAAACATTTCTGGCTTAAGACCTGCCATTGATACTAGCCTAGTCAATTCACGTCTGCCCAAGTCTGTGAGTTCTAGGTTATTATCATCATCTGAAACAAAACCATTTTCTGTTAAATCATTAAGGATTGTATCGTATGGTCTGCGACCACAAACAAAAGCAATCAGACCACCTAACCTAACTAATTGTCTCTGAGAGAGCTTTCCTGTGTATGCGATTGATGTTTTCAACTCTGTAACCAACCGTATATTTTTATAGTTTCCTCTTTGCGGTGCTGTAGACCGTTATACCCACCGTTTATTTTTTTTGTAAGTAGTTTGATAGTTTCCGCATTCACACCCACATCACAAATGTCCCAGAGTTTATTGCGATTAAAAAACCATACGGCTGATTCCATTGGGTAATCTTTTGCGACTAAATCAGGATCGTCTAAAACTTCTGGAAGATTCATGTCTGCCGCAAACTGCTCATAATTATTTCTTCCTGTGCACTGTAGGAAGCCCCTTCCGCGCCATAAATAACCTTGACCACGATTACCCATTCTTTCACCGTACACAACGTCAGCGAGTGCCTGAGGGTTTCTAGCGCATGATTCAGCAGCCCTTTCGTCTGCAAAATATTTACCGAACACAGCTAAAATAGATTTTGTCGAATAATTTAAATTTTCCTCAGTATATCGAAACGTGCCTGATTCATGAACAAGCTGCCCTAAAAAATGCGCTCCGCGCTCTGCATTTAATACATAGTGATTACATATTTTACGTGCGGTGTTTGGTCCAAAGCTTCCATCTGGTTTTGCACCTATTTTTTCTTGTAACGTCTTTAAAGCTGATGACATTTATGCCTCCCTCTTTTTCTTCAACAGATCAAAATCTTTCTTTTTCGACCCTCCCTCATATTCCCAAGCATATCCTTCATCAATCATTTTTTGATTAATAGAGTATATTGAAAATTGATTTTCAAAAAACCAACCAAGCATTCTGCCGTACTTGCCATCTTTTTCTGTTTTTACAATCAATTCTTGAGAATTTTCTAATAAGTCTTCTAAGTAAGCTTTTGCTTCTAAACCATACTTTTTTTCAATCAGGTTTCGCGTTCTGCTTTCTGGTGTGTCAATACCTGCTAACCTGACACGTTCTTTTTTTGTCAGGCTGAAACCTAAGTCTATTTCCACATCAACCGTATCTCCGTCGACTACCTTCACAATATTTTTTACTGCATAAGAATACATTACTCTGAAGCTTCTTTTGTTCCACAAACTCTTTGATAGGTCATATCATCCGTATATGACTCAGCCCATCTATTTTCAGTGTAAGTACAAAAATACCAAAGATCATCTACGTCCTGATCTATCAGCCTTATCATTTCATCTTGAGCTGAAAGCGTTTGTTTCATGTGTTCCAAATCATGCACAAGACCACTTATGTACCAAACCAATGCAACCAACTGAACAGCCATTGCAAAGGCTAAACCGATATTTACTTTCATTTTTTGCTATCCGTATTTTTTAATTTATCAAATGATCTCATTCCTCCGATCCCGAGCATACCTAGGAGCAAGGGCATCATCACCGACATATCAGCTTGTGGAACTTCAAAGCCAAAACCTAATGCAATTGGCGCAACCATGTAATTTATTCCGAGCGAAATACCTGCGATCCAACCGATGAGCGGTCTCCACGACGATTGAAACCAGTTTCCTTGAGCGTCCGCTTGCAAGATTTTTAGTTGCTGCATAACAATCGCTTGATGGTTTTTTTCTGCCATTGTTGCGATCTCATGCGCTAGTTTTGCTTTCTGATCTTTGTCCTCAATAACCTTATCAAGAATATTGCTTACTGGATCGACAAGCTTGCCGAGTAGATCAATCATTTCTGTCCTCCATTGAAATCGTTGATTTTTTAGTTTCTGCTTTTGCACTATAGGCATTAAAGCCCATGAATGCAGCTACGACACCAGAAGCAGCGATTACATAGACTGATGCAATGTCTGTTATAAGGCTTGCAGCTTTATCAAAGCCAAGCACAGAAGCTAACAAAATTATAAATGGATATATCAACATACCTGCCAATGCGAAACCAGTAAATCTTCTTTCTGCATTTCGCTTCAAGTCTCGGTCGATCATTTCTAATCTGCGATCTTCTAAAGCTAGCGCATTCCACTCTTTGCGCTGAATCACACCGTCTCCATTTGTATCTGCCTTATCGAATTCTGTCATTTTAACGACCTCGCGTGAGTGATCGCCACTCTTTTATCTTTAGTGATTATAACAACTTTTCCATTTTTGTCATATACTATGTATTTTCCGCGTCTTTCTACCAAAATCACCGCTCTATCTTAATACAAACTACCTTTGAATTTTGACTAGTTACAAGGACTTTTGCCTTTGATAAAGCAGCCTTGCAAGCTTCTTCACTAGAATGACTACCAACGTGATAATGATCGAATGTTCCGCTTACTAATTGTAACCACAATAGAACCCACATTACCAACGCCCTTGCCATTTTCCGAG